TCCGTATTAGATCATCAAAGCAATCTAAAAGATCTGTATAATTCCACATTAGGGTTCTGTTATGATAGTAAGCTATTAGGGCGCATTACCGTTTTGTACCCTTGATGACCTTTAGGGTTTTCTAAACGGGGGATTAGGACTATAACTATTCACTATTAATTGTATAATTAAACCAAGAACTGCAACAAAGGCGAAGCCGTTGGTGTTGTTCTTATGAAGTAATCCTTGATTTCCGATAAGTTTTGTAGTATAATATGCCCCATGAGCATATTAAATTACTGGCCAATTAAATCCCCTCCTAGGCCAAACCAAATAAAAGCATTGGAGTGGCTGGAAAACCAGAATGCCAAATACATTATACTAGAAGCACCAGTTGGTTCTGGTAAGTCCCTTATTGGATTGACATACTCCCGATATCTAGCTGCTGGCAAAGGTAGTTCATTTATCCTAACACCTCAACGAATTCTACAAGAGCAATATGAACATACATTGGATGATAATTCTATTGCGTCTCTATATGGCAAATCTAATTATCAATGCAACCAGAAAAGCACTACATGCGACATAGGAAGTTTAGTTAAACCAAGATGTAGTAATTGTCCTCATGAAAGTGCAAAGGGTAGAGCTAAGAGTTCTCCCAATGTTGTGTTTAATTATAAGCTGGCATTATTATTATTTGGTTATACACAAATATTTAAACCAAGACAACTTATGGTTCTTGATGAATGCCACACAGTTGAAGAACATCTAACAGAATTTAATTCAATCGCTGTATATGAAAAACGCGCAGAGAAATTTGGTATTAAATGGCGACCACAAATAACACTTCAGTATGCACATAAGTGGATTAAAAATACATATATACCAGCAGCTAATGATTATCTTAAAAAATTATTTGAAGAAGTTGAACCATTGCTTGATAAAGAAGGCGATGAACTAACACATAAAGATATTAAGTTACTTCGTGATTATAATTCACTTGAAGACCACATTGATGATACAGCTGAATTCCTTTGCATTCCTCTACAAGACATTGACAATGACTTTGTTCTTGTTCATGATAAATCTATGATGAAATTTAAACGTATTACTGGTGCATATAGTTTTGATACTATTGTTAAGCCAATGGCAAATAATTTCCTATTCATGTCTTCTACAATTTTAGACCATAGAGGCTTCTGTCGCGACCTTGGAATTGATATCAATGATGTTGCCTTCTTATCTATTGATTCTGATTTCCCAGTAGAGAACCGTCCAGTATTCTTTATGCCACAAATGAAAATGAATGCAGCATGGAGCAATGATGAGAATGAAGACAACCGTAAAAAGATGTTGAGTAAAGTAATGGAAATTCTTGAAATGCATGGAGAGGAATCTGGTATTATTCATACCGCCAATTTTAAAATTGCAGATTGGTTAGTTAAAGAATTGGAGTATGCAGTTCCGCAACAAGTCCTTCATCATAATCCAGATAGTGGAGATGATAGAAATGCAATCATTAATCAGTATATGACAACACCTAAACCAACAATATTGATTTCGCCTAGTATAACAGAAGGGTTAGATCTGAAAGATGATTTGGGGCGGTTTGCAATCTTTGCAAAAGTTCCATTTGGTTTCTTAGGTGACCAATGGATTAAGAAACGTTTAGACATGTCTCAATCATGGTACCAACGAAGAGCATTGATTGATGTTATTCAAGGTGGTGGACGTATTGTTCGTTCTGATAAAGATACAGGTAATGTTTATATTCTAGATGCTAGTTGGTCGTATCTATTTTCACAAACAAGAGACATGGTTCCATCGTGGTGGAGAGAATCATATCGTGTAATGTAGAAAAGGGCCGAGAGGCCCTTTTTAATTTGGAGTAGTGCTGAAATCAGATTAGTAGTTAGGAAAAGGATTATCTTTTTCTATCTCAAACCGCTCTGAAATAAATTCTTCAAACAATTGACGTTCAGCGGGAGTACGGAGCATCATATCATCATATTGTATTCCTCCCCTCATAAAATATACCAATTGTATAACATGCGATATTAAACTTCTTACTTCACTTCGCATCTTAATAAACATACTGGATATATCCGCCTGGTCGCCCGACTTCAGCATTATATAAAAAAAGCTAGTGGGTTGATTGGTGTACTGACTTCCATCTCCTCACCACAATCTTTACATACCACATTTGTTGTAAAATCAGGTCCCCAGTCACTTACTTTCTCAACCGCTTCTCCGATCCTATGTACCCAACCAGCTGGAATAATTTCAACCCATTCTTGAATCTTGGTGGGATCTTCTATGTCATCAACAGACTTAATCATACCAACTATAGTATCAGTTAAATCTTGCTTCAATGAATTTATATCAGCTTCTTCACCATCGGCCGCTGCCTGATATATTTTAAGAACATTTCCGAATTTTGGTGGTGCTAGCTGGACACTTTGTCCATTCTCAAAATCTAATGTATAAGATCTCTTAGCATTTGATGGATCAATACGCTTCGTCTTACGAATAAATGGTTCCATTGATATCGTATAAATATGTTCTTTTGCCCCTTCACAATCATGTGTATATGCAATTTCCATTTCTTCACCATATGTTAGTTTACGCAAACACACTAAAATGAAATCAACATCTTTTGCAAGTAACTCCATAGGCTTTTTAACAGAAGGCACACATCGGCTGAATACATCAGTTATCGCTTCACCTGAGAATAATTTATCAGGAGTCTTTAGAATGATTTCATCCAAAGTAACCATTGGATATATGTAGACTTCGCCATCTTTTGAATCTTCAGAAAGTTCACCTTTAGTGTAGAAAAGACCTTGAGATGGTAACGTAAAGGTTTCACCAGGAATCCTTGCTTTCTCTAATAGAGGGTTTTTTTGTTGTTCTTTATTGGCTTCCTCTGGTTGATTGTTATCTTCTACCATTATTTTCTCCTATATGTATATTTCTGGTGTATTTATGTGAATGATGGGAGGTGTATACTTACATAAATACATAATACACAATATGTAAGGGGTACAAAATACAATGGCAATCTTTGATCTTACCGATCCTATTATTAGAAGCACAGCTAAAGTATTTGCTGATGAATTTGCGAATCAAGGATTATTTGCCGGTGGACAACCTAGTAGAGGTGAAGAACCAACTGATGAACGCACTAAACGTGAAGCAGTTAAAACCATCAAAGATGCAAAGAAAGAACGTGATGCCGCATTAAAACAATCTAAGAAATTACGCAAGGCGGCAGGATTACTTGAAACCAAATATAAACATACTGCCAACGCAGCAGAACGAGCTATAAAGACACACAAGCGAGCTAGTATACTTGAACAAAAAGCGAACTTTAAATATCGTACTGAAGTAAAACGAATCAGTTCTGGGATACAGACTTTTGGTCAGCGCGTAAAATCAGCTGGCTCGAGGCTTGCAGAATTTGGTAAGTCTTCAGTTAGTTTCACCGCTGCAATTGCACTTCTTGGAACTGCCGCTACTAAAGGTGCTAATGATCTCCGTGCACAATTAAAGACAGGTGCTATTGATACTGGCAACGTCCTTGATCAAATGGGTAGAGCGTGGCGACTTGGTGTTGATCCTGAACTTCTTTCTGAACTACAATCTCAAAATCGTGCTGCTGTGGTAGCGATGGGAGGAGTTACAAGGTGGGGCGAACAGCTAGACGCATCCCGTAGAACTATCTACACATATACTGGTGACTTGGATGATGCTATTCGTTTTACCTCACAATCTCTTCAAACTATGCGAATAGCTGGTATTACACCAACAACAGAGATGCTACATGATAGTACAGGAAAGTTACAAGGATTCGGGCAGACTATACGCAACATTCACATTACGACTGGTAAAACATTTTCAGAAATTGATGAAATGTTGCGTGGTTTTATTGAAACAGAAGAAGTCAGATTCAGATTAGCAGGAAAGATAGATGCTAAAGGTAGACGACAAGCATTACAGGAAATAGCCAAACGTCAAGAACTATTACTTGGTTTGGGAATGACTGCTGAGCAGGCAACCCGAGCAGGCCAAGCATTAGATCAATTGGCTGGTAAAGGACCAAAAGAAAGAATGAAAGAAGCAGCTCGGGCACGAGCTATGATGGGTATGATGGGTATGCAACAAGAAGGTGCTGACATCCAAAAATTGATGATACTTGGACAACGAAGAACTGCAGAACAAGATGCACAATTAGCTGTATTACAAGGTAAGATTCAACAGAAAGCAGCAGAGGCGCAGATGGGACCTCTTGGACAAGAGTTTGCTGTCATGTCGGTGTATCAAAAATTAGGATTAGATCAAAACAAATCTTTCCTCGTTCTCGCTAGTGATGAGGCAAAACAACGACAAAAGGATGTAAAAGATAAAAAGACTGTTGGTGAAAATAACAAAAAACTAGTATCTACAGTATTTGAGATATCAACATGGCTCAAGCGCTTCAAAGATAATCCAATAATGCAAGCGATTGCTGGAACATTAATGGGTATTGGTGCCACAGCAAAACTAATATTAGGTGCTATGGCTCTTCGTGGTTTACGAATTGGTGGTGGTAGTTTCCGTAATGTGATGGGTGGCCGTGGTCCAATGGGTAGATTTGGTGGTGCATTGGGATTAGGAGGACAAGGTGCTGCATCAAGAGTGGCAACTTCTGCATTGGGTAAAATAGCATTACCAGCATTGATGTTAGTTGGAGCTTTCCAAACGCTTAGTGAAACTGCAAAAGAATCAGCCAAACAAGCGGGTGCACTCGGAGAGGTGCTCGGTGGTACGGGTGCTGGAAATAAATTAATTTCCTTCTTTAGAAATATTGGCGATCTTGCTACTTTTGGTTTCGCAGAGGGGTGGGGAACAGATCTTGGTAAATGGGGCGCTAACATTGGTGAAGGTGAAACAGGATTAACTGGTAAAGCAAGAGTAGCACAAGAAGCAAAAGCAATGAAATGGGCAAGAGAAGCAGGCGGCCGCCGAAGTGATTTAGCCCCAAGTTTGCGCGAAAAACAAGCTGAACTCTCAGCAGCATTTATGGATATTGCTACTATAGGTGGTGAATTAACAAGAGCATCAGAAGATAACCCACAACTCGATAATATTGCGGTCCTCCTTAAAGAGTTAAATATATCAAATGATAAAGCTGCGATGTTCTCAAAAGATCAAATTGGTGTGTTGGCAGAAATTGCATCTGATGGAAAAATTTCAGAAGATGAACGACGACGTGCTCAAAGATCGTTAGGAGCAAAAGCTGGTAGGGGTGGTAGAACATCTGCAACCGGAGCATAATGAATTAATAAAATCCCGCATTTTTGCAACGCATAAATAAAAGAAAACATTAAGAGAATCTATATGTCAAACCCAAAGTGGACAAATTATTTTAAGATAATAACACCGAAACCAGAAACGACCAAAATTTCTGATAGTCAGAATCTTGGCGATCAGGGTTCATATGGTAATTATACGTGGTATCAACGCCTTGTTCAAGGATCAGCTTCGCGACTAACAAAATATCGTGAATATGACCTTATGGATAATGATGTTGAAGTCGCACGCGCCCTTGATACAATAGCAGAAGAAATGACAGGAAATAACCCAAAGACAGATATGCCTTTGGAGTTGGATATCCTAACAGAAGATGAGGAAGATATTCCAGGTAATGTTGTTTTAACCCTCAAAGCAGCACTTCATCATTGGGGCAGAATACATGATTGGGAAAATCGGTTATTCAAGATTGCTCGTTCTACAACCAAATATGGTGATTGTTTTTTCCGCAAACAAGATGAATTTAAAAAATGGGCATTCATTCATCCAAAAAATATTATTGGTGCAATCGTTGATGAAAATGATGTAACCAAAGTTATTGGGTGGCAGATTAAAACTAATACCAAAAAAGCTAAAACAACATATGGTATGCCAGTAAGCAATCGTGATGAGGTTGAAACAGAAATTGTTTCAGCAAATGATATTGCTCGCTTTACTTTAAACGATGATCTTTCAGACTCAGCACCATTTGGTGAATCAGTACTTGGACCAGTTTACCGTGCTCACAAACAAAAAGAATTAATTGAAGATGCTATTATCATCTATCGTGTTCAGCGTGCTCCAGAACGACGAGTATTTTATATTGATGTTGGTAAGATGCCTCCACAACGTGTCAAAACATACCTTGAACAAATTAAGAATGAAATTAAACAAAAGAAAATTCCTACACAAGCAGGTGGCAAAAGTGAAATTGAATCCGTATATAATCCACAATCAATGTCGGAAGATTTTTTCTTCGCACAACGTGCAGATGGTAGAGGTTCTCGTGTAGAAACATTACCTGGTGGCCAAGGTCTTGGTGAGCTATCTGATTTAGAATACTTCCAAGATAAAGTATGGAGAGGATTACGTGTACCAGTTTCTTATATGAGGAAAGGTGGTGAAGGAGCTATATTCAATGATGGTAAAGTAGGTGTTGCATATATTGAAGAATTCAAATTTGCTTTATACGTAATGAGACTCCAAGGACACATTGAACGTGTTCTTGATACAGAATTTAAGAGATATATGCGGTTAAGTAATATTAAGATTGATGAAACCTTATACCGTATCAGATTACCAGAACCTACTAATTTTGGTACATATAGACAACAAGAAGTTGATGCTGCCTTGCTTAGTGCTTATGGTAGTGCAGATGGTATTCCATACTTATCTAAACGCTTCATCCTTGAACGATACTTACAACTTACAGACGATGAAATTATTTCTAATGAACATATGCTTCGTGAAGAAAAAGGCATTGAAACAGACAGCGTTGAAGATTTACCAGCATTGTATAATCCAGAAGCTGCTGCTGCAGCGTTGGAAGGTGGAATGGAAGGTGAGTTAGGTGGCGGTGAAATGACTGCTGGTGGTGGTGAAGAATTAGGTGCCGGACCAGAAGCTGGTGGCGGCGAGTTAGGTTTGTAAGGCAAACCAAGTAAAATTTATCGTAAATACAATTAAACCCATAAATAATAAAGTAGGAGACCATTATGGCCGACAAAGATAAACTCCGTGATATGCTTGACTCAATTATCGATGATAATTCAGACAAGGCACAAGTAGATTTTCATTCTTATGTTACTGATAAGATGAAAGATACATTACATCCTGAAGCATCAGATGGAGATGACATTAGTTCAGAAGATTAAGAGGAAAAATCAATGAAACAAAAATTACGTGATATGCTTGACGCTTTGATTGAAGATGATAGTGAAAAAGCAGCAAATGAACTTCATTCATACCTTACAGAAAAGTTCAACAATGTCCTTCTTGGTGAAAAGAAAGACGATGATGAAAAGGAAGATGATAAGGATGAAGAAGACGAAAAAGACGACGATAAAAAGTCTGAAAAAGATTCCGATGATGATTCTGATGAAGATGAAGACGACGATGATGACAAAGACAAAAAAGACAAAAAAGACAAAAAGGATGATGACAAAGACAAAGACTAATACTGTCTTATATCTTGTATAAAAGGAGTTAAATATGGATTTATTAATTGAAGAACTAACACCTACTGAAAGTCATCTTATAACAGAAACAACTCAAGATGGTAAGGATATGTACCTTTCAGGTATATTCATGCAGGCTGAGTTGAAAAATAGAAATGGCCGAGTATATCCTCTTGCTGAAATCACGAGAGCTGTTGAAGGCGCACAAAAAACAATCCGAGAACATAACGGTATTTTTGGTGAACTTGATCATCCTCAATCTTTAACGATTAATCTTGATCGCATCTCACATGCAATTACAGACATTCGTATGGAAGGGAACAATGCAATTGGTCGTGCAAAATTACTTGAAACACCAATGGGTAAGATTGCAAAAGAACTAGTTAAGAGTGGTGTCCGTCTAGGTGTTTCTAGTCGTGGTGCAGGTGCTGTTAATGAAAGTACTGTAGCTGATTTTAATTTTGTTACTGTTGATATTGTTGCAACCCCATCTGCTCCAGGTGCTATGCCAAACACTGTTTATGAATCTTTAGAGATGTCAGAAAATGGTCGTAAAGTATTAACTTTAGCAGAACAAGTTCAAGAAGATCCTGCAGCACAAGAGTACTTTAAACGTGCATTCATGAAATTCTTAAACGAAGGTTTGTTTACTAAATAACAAAAAACTTCAAATTTTCATAAAAATCAACAATATATAAACCCACGAATTATGTGGGTTTTTATTTAACCACCGTAATATGCAAATTAACTTTTACACAACTTATAAATAATAACAACGAATTTATTGATTAAAAAATTACAGGAGATTCCAAAATGGATGAATTGCTTCAAAAATTACTAGAAGCTGAAATTCTTTCTGAAGATACAAAGAAAGAATTAGAAGAAGCTTTTAATAGCAAAATCGACGAAGCTGTCGAAACTGCTAAATCAGAAGCTGCTGCAGATGTTCGCGCTGAGCTAACAGAACAGTGGGTTCAAGAACGAGATGCTCTTATTGAGGCAGTGGATTCAAAAGTTTCCGAATTCCTTGATGTTGAAATCTCAGAACTTAAAGAAGATATTGAACGTTTCCGTGACCTTGAAGC